CCGCGCCTAATTGACCTTGAGCTAACGTGTTACCGATACCGCTAGTCATGCTTGCTACCCCCGCCGTGTTAGGCTGGAACCCTGCCAATTGACCAAAGCCGCCCAAATACTGATTGGTCAAACCTTGCAGTACGTTTTGACTATTCTGCGCTAAAGCTTGCTGTACATTGCCGCCGCGTAAGCCGCCAGTTGCCGCCGCGTTACGCAACACCGCTTCTTCGCCTTGACCGATCATTGATTGATAGAATGGATTGGCTTGCACTTGGTCAATTAATCCCTGTTGGTTGCCGCCGTAAAAATCCATTAGCCCGCTCAAACCAAATTGTTGAGCCTCTAATAATGGCTCTTGACTTTGCTTGAGATAATCCAGCGCCTCACGCTGAAAAGCCGCGCTCGTATCCGCCGCCGCCAAGCTTGCATCAGCAGCGGTCTTACCCGTTATACCGTCAAAAACATCACCTACAAAACTCATTTTGTTTTCACCATTACTTTAGCTGTGCCGTATTCAAACTTGAAATTACCCATATCAACAAATCCAAGTTTTCGGCAAAGATTAATCACTGACCGACGATTTAGGCTAACCGTCGCTATCACCATCTTACACCATTCAAAAGTATTAAGCATGTAATAACAATACCGCTTACATGCTTCACGTAGGTTTTTCATGTTTTCGCGCTTGCAACCAACATGAGTAACAACGGAATTACCGCGCTTAACAGCAGAAAACACAACGCCACCAAAACTGTAGTAACTCGCATGGGTTTCGGTTTCACATCCAAATACTTCTATAAATTCACTTTTACTGATTATAGTGCAATCCATCCGGTATCTACTCCGTACGTGGGATTGTAATAAAGCTGGCTAGCGCTGGTGTCGACATAAAACAGCGAGTAATTAGCAGTGATAGCGCCCTCTGGCGAACCCATGCCAGATAGCGGGCTAAATTCACCGCCATTAATCGCCGTAAGCATCGCTGTGACCGCGTTAACTAAATTCTGGTAGTCTCGTTTAAGTTGAAAGTAATCTTCATCCTTAATGGGCTTCTGTGCGCTTGCAATATCGCTAAGCGTAATAAGCTTTTGTAGTGAAGATGGGATATCATCTATCATTAATAGTTAATCCAGAAAACGCCATTTTATCTTTGCTGATAAAGCGAAACCGCAAACTAAACGACTGCGCAACATAACCTAATCGCCTTACAATGTAATTCGTATTGTAGTTGTCAGGTTTACTCACCACCGTCCAATGCTCTTTGCCCCACGTTACTGAATCGTATGACATAGACATTGCAACACTAATAGCAGGGTCAGAAAATCCAGCAATAGTATCAAGCTGAATCCGGTTAATGCTCACGCGCTTGGCGGGAATAATAGGCGTATAAATTATCGCCTCTTGTGGATCTTCATACTGAGCAAAGCTTTGCTGGTCAAGATAGCCAAGTTTGTTTTCGAGCCTGTCACCATACACCCATTTACTGATGCGCGGATCAAATACGCCATAGATGCCTCGCCATGTATCGTTTTCATTGGTTTTCAAGAAAGACCAGGCCGCCCCAATGCCCGCTTGTTGCGCTACCGTGTGATTGTATAACAACGTATGCCGCGACAAATGGACAATTAAAAATTTATCTCGATCAACGGTTCTATCCTCTAACACGGCGCTGGATAGTTCGGATTCCGTATACTCGCTCAGAATTTTGTCAATTTCACGTGTTGCAATTGTCGATTCATTAGCGCCATTTAATATATGGATGGATGGGCTTTCATCTTTTCGCCCGCCAAGAATAAAAACCATACCATCAAGGAAGCATTTACAATGAGTGCCTACAATGCCGATGCGATTAGACTTGCCTGGTATGACTTGAAGCGGTGACGCATTCACATTGCTATTGGCGTTAAAATAAAAATATTCAGTCGAATAGCGGTTAAACGCTACAATTTGATTGCTATCAGTGCGCAGTAGTCCTTTTATTGGGTCGGATGCAAACTCACTAGATACGTAATCCAGTACGCGAATCTCTGTTTCGTCAGATAGCGACGTATTGTATATAAACTCGCCGTCTGTCATTACGTAGATGCCGCTAAACCATGTTATGTCAATTGGTACACCCAAGTTTGGACTGGTAACCTCTTGCAGCCCTGACGCATCATAAAGGTAGTATTTACCACCCGCTACAATCGCAAGGCTGTTGAATGACTCAGCAAAAGAGACAGTGCCTTGCCCCGCGATAGCGCCAAGATTATCAACCGTGCCGTCTGTTGCGATGTTTTCAAGGTTGTTGCCCGATACACGAAAGTGGCTATTGAGGCGCTCGTTAAAATAACCGCCTCTAGCAACGCCGCCTGTTTGTGCAAGCTTAGTTAATCCGTCATGCGTCAGCATATATCCTGTATCACCCTCAATCTGCGACACGACGGATGTCATGTTTACAGGTAGATTGTCGCGATAATCGTATTTGCTTTTGCGCTGACCTTTGATTAGTGGGATCATTTTTTTCTAAACACCAACCCGAAATAAGCTGACACCCTATGATCTGCATTGTTCCCCTCGGCATTTAACAATATATCCGTACCCTCATCAAACTGAATGGGCGGCATAAAGCTCAATTGAGAAGATGAACTGTTAGTTCCTATCGTTAGCGTTCCGCGCCTGCGCCACGGGCCTTCCTGTCGATTTTGAGCCAAACCTCTATCCCTTGTCAGTAGGTGAATAGTACCAAACTTGCTACTTTGCCCGCCTCTATCTCTTGAATCGGTAGGCGTTGCTTGAAAGAAATAACCAACATAACCTCTTGGGATAGTGTAATAGCATCCTGAAAATTGTTGATCTCTAGCCAGCATTTTAGCCATAATCGTGCCAGATGGCGGAGTAGACGCATTTGATGTTGACACGTAAACATCGCCCGAAACACCGCTAGAGTCAAGCGGGAATCCAACTGGCTGCACGCCAATATGAACGCCTATACTTACTGGAGTTGTGCCGTTCAATTGATATACGCTATTAACCTCATTCGCATCATTATCAAGCGTCCTTAAAAATATAAAGCCATTATCAGAATTGTCTGTTGAAACGATAAATAACTCTTGTGGCGAACTAAGAAACTGTATACTACCCTCGTTTGGCTCCAATGGAGCGACGCTGTATTCAGTATCAGCTACAGGCATTTGACGAGTTCCAAACAGATATATGTCCGATATGCCGTCAAAGTCACCCTCTGCTATTGATATACCTATACCTATGTCTGAGTTTATAGACCACGGTAGATTAAGATTAGCCATTATATAGCCCTCACTGTTATCCACACTTTTTCGAGGTTAACTCTACCAAGAGTGGTTGTTATTTTAACTACTAGCGAATTTGCACCAGTGCTAACGCCTGTTATTACCAACTCAACGCCGTCCAAGTCTTCGGTTAGCTGGCTAGTTTGTGTAATGCCGCCGCTAACATCTTTTATTTCAAATGATTGAATGATCTCGCCATCTGATAGAAAAATACTAAAATCAACTGTTAACGGGTAGTTTTCGCCAATGTCGATTTGGATGGTGTCGCAATCAATAGGTGCTCTGTTGTCACCGCTATAGTAGCGAGACCAAACGCCAAACCTTGACGCATTGCCGCTTCCTCTTGGCATTGTGCGAGGCTGCACGTTTTGACGTGGTAGCGTGTTTTTGCCTATCATGCTAGACCATGCCTGCGCCGCTTGCCTTTGTAGCGTAGCGCTTGGTTCTATGCCGTAATCAGAGCAAAGCAATAAGCCTAGCCTAGATTGTACGGCGTGATACCATTGCGGATCTAGCTTGCTATCAGTACTTAAACACGGACTGTCTTCGTATTCATAACTTATGCATGCGTTTTTGCTTGGCAACTCGCGCATCATATCTTCAAGCGTTTCTACTGCTCCAGCAAGCTCATCGCCTGTCGGTTGTGTAGTTATACCTGAAATTTGCGCCTTACGAAAAGCTGCGGCAACTAACTCGCCTTTAGTCTTGCTCATTTAGCTTCTTCTTTAACGTGTCAATCTTGGCGGTTTTCCAACTTTGAATGCCAGCCTCTTTCGCCGCTTGCCTTACTTCCTCATTGCTAAGCTTGCCCGACTCGTTAGCGTCTGCATCAGCTAAATCAGGGCTCGCAAAGTAACCGTCTTGAAGTAGCGCATTTACGCGCACTGCATTAACTCTAAATTCTTTGACTTCACCGTCAACGCGTTTATATAGGATTGCGCTCATAGTAACCTCACTGGTCGGAGTTGTTTACGTATAGTTAGTGTACTACATTATTCGGAAAATAAAAAACCCCGCACTTAGGCGGGGCTTATCTTATTTGCTACTCACTTAAAAAGTGGCTGCAACACCTGCGCGGCTTGGGTCTTTCATGGTCAATCCGTACCATACAAATGTACGGTAGCGAAGCTGTAGGTTAGCGATGTTAGCATCGTAAACCATATACATGTTAAGACCGTTAGATAATGGCTGTGAAATTACTTTCATGCCATCTAAGTCGCCGAGCATCTGCATCGGCACTTCACCGCCAACTACCTCAATCGCATCCTTATCCCAGAAAAGGTTAGTGCGGACTGATGTATCAGTGTTTACGCGGTTGATAGTTGCACCATTAGTGATAGTCGTATCAACGTTAGCGTAAGACTTTTCAAGCGTAGACAGCGCACCATCATCAAGCGCGATAGGCTTAGGCATGATAGTCATCGACGTTGCATCTGGCTTAGCTACAACAGTGAATGTCATAGCTTGGCCAGTGTTGGTTTTATCAGCCAATCCAACCGACTTAATAGTAGTGCCGCCGTTTGAAATGGTGATCTTGTCACCGATGTTGTAACCAGCCGATGAAGTTACCGCAATGGTTGCTTTGCGATAGTCCACGTTAGCCACATCATAAGTGGTTGAGTTAACCGTGCCGCCTTCAGGCTTAAAGCTTGCCGCCGCCGTAGTAGTAGTCGCAGGGTCTGCGCCACCAGCTAGGTTAGGCAAGAAAGAGCCAGTGTAAACATCAAACTCGGCAATGTTAGAACCGATTTGACCCGTCTGCCAAGTTTCCGCTGGCTTACCTTGTAGTGTTTGACGGCCCGCCAAGTCTTGACCAAACTTGCGAGTGTCTCGGTCATTCAGCACAAAGCAACGCTGAGTGTGTTTACCTTGACGCTCGTTCATGGTGGCTTGTGCTTCACTTACAAAGTCAAAACCCGAGACGGTATTGCTTCGATAGAATAGCGATCCATTAGTTGCAACTAAATTAGCAATTGACTTGTTAAGTTCAGTTGCTTGCTGACGACCAGAGGTGCGGCCTGAATCTTCCCAGTAGTGCTTATCACGCATATTATCAACACGGATAGACACAAAGTCATTTTTAGGCGTACCAAGGTAAGCCGGGTATGCTTCCTCGATAATACCAGTCTCTTGACCTGTTAAGTCCCAACCCTCAATGATTGGGCGGTGCTGATCTTTTGAGCGCCAAATAACATTACCTGCATTTTGCATAGTGCCGCCCTCAGGGGTGAACACTTGCGTCTTGTCGATAAGCATTGTTTGGTCTTCATAGGTTTCGAGTTGTTGCTCGAAAAGTGTTTCTGCTACTTTGTTTGCCGTGATAGACATAATTAATCGCTCCAGTTGCGAGTGTCAATACCTTGCTTTTTAGCCTCTCGCTTAATATCAAGCCGAGCTTGCACGTTACTCCCAGCTTTCTTATAACGCTTTAATAGCGCATCCGCTGGGGTTTTCGTGCTGCCACCGCCTTTTAGCTCAGGGCTTGGCGCAGGTGCTGACGATTTACGTTTAGTAGGCGATTGAATGGACGCTTGCAACTTACCAAGATAGGCCACCGCGCTTAATCCGCTTGGGTCAGTTACGAATAAATTCGCGACCTCTTGCATTTTTGCAGGGTTAACCCCAAGCTGGTAAATTACTTTTTCGCTTCCTTCGCCTAACGAGTCAAGTGTTTTAATAAGGGAGTCAACAATGTTATCCCCGTTACCTTTAGCGATTCGCTCAAATGATTCTCTGACAGCTCGGTCTGCTTGAGTGTACTTCTCTTCGCTTACCTTGCCTTCTTCAACCAGTTTCGCCGCTCGCGTATAATGACGGTCTACTGCTTCGTCTAACGCTTTCTTTTGACGTTCCGCCGCTTCACGCTGTTGCTGTACTGACTGCTTTGATTCGAGTTTAGTTTCAACTCGTTTATCATAGTAATCATCCATTGCAGCATTGTACGCGTCTTCGTCGTAATCGAAGTCCTCCAACTTAGGCCGCTTTAGTTCAGTTTGCGGCGTAGTTGCTGAACCAGATTTTAAACGTTCAACTTCCGCTCTTAATGATTCAAGTTCGTCGTCCTTTTCGTGTAGCTTGGCTTTTAGTTTCTTTCTAACTGCCGCCGCTTCACGATTAGGTTTAAAACCAGAATCCCCATCATCGGGAGTCGCTAATTCCTCTTGCATCCAGCTTTCAACGTCCTCGGATTCTTCCTCTTCGGTGCCATCTTCGGTCTCTTCAACGGTAGATTCAACAGGGTCAATATAAACTTTATTATCTTGCTGCTCCTCAGCCTCGACAACTTCGGTTTCTTGCCTTGCTTCTTCTTCCGCTGCGTTTTGAGCTTTCAGCTCTGCAAGCGTTAATTTTTCTGCCACTTTTTATCCTCGTAGTGTAACGATTAATTATCTATGTCTATGCTCGGACATATACGAGTGATTAAAGTATAACGTCAACTGGTCGGAGTTGTAAAGGCGCTAACTTGTGTTAGTTTTAAGAGGTCGAAACAAACGGGAGTTACAAAGTGACATACGAACAAAGACTAGAACGCGAACGCAAGATCGCACTTGCGGCAAGAAAAGTAAAAGAAGAGCGCAAACGAGTCGAAGCGCAAAGACTCGATAAACTACGGGCAAAATGGGAAGGTAAGTTGTGAAGTATAAAACGGTTTGTTATGTGTGGATTAGAAATAGAGTTTACACGTCTGTATTTTCTAATGACGAATTTACTTTTCTTAAAGATAGATTGGGGGCAGAATCTTACTTAGCGGCTAAATACTCAGAAATAGACAAAATCATAGTGAGGGAGGAGTTGGTATGAGAGATATTAAGTTTAGAGCTTGGAACTACAAAATAAACAAAATGTTCAAAGTGGGAGATGAGTTTGCCACCACTCATGACCTTGACTGTGTTCAGTACTTCAAAGAAGGTCAGTCAGTTGCATTGTTGCAATACACAGGCTTAAAGGACAAAAACGGCGTAGAGATTTACGAGGGGGACTTACTTGTAGTAAGGCACTCAAAAGGCGATCTTCTGTTAAAAGAGAAGCCTTCAAAAGTCTATTTTAGCGAGGGGTGTTTCGAATTAATTCTACCGAGTCAGAATATGGAGATGTATCTTCATGAGGTTGCGCATGGGGATAACGTAATTTCGGCTTCTCATAATTGCGAAGTGGTAGGTAACATCTACGAAAACCCTGAACT